ACTGAGTCTAATGTAAAAGGGAAAAAGTATGCTCGACTCCCTGAAAAGATGGCTAAAGGTGGCGAGCCGAACCTTTCGATTGGTCGCGGTGAGAAACTTCCGGCGTCTCAAGGCGCGGGTTTTACGGCGAAAGGCCGCGCCAAGTACAACCGAGCCACCGGCTCAAACCTGAAGGCTCCGCAACCCGAAGGTGGCCCCCGGCGCGATTCATTTTGCGCTCGAATGGGCCCAGTAGCGCGGAAGTCTGATCGCGGGTCACGTGCACGGGCCTCAATGAAACGCTGGAACTGTCCAGGGTGGTGAACGAATGGCGTACTCAGATACTTACGGTCAGGTTTATAGCGTTCAGACGCTGATTGATCATGCTGCTCGACGGTGCGGAAAGTTAGCCGAAGAACTCACCAGTGAGCAGCTGGTCACAGCGCGAGAGTCGCTCGGGTTTGTTTTAACTAATTTGATAAATATCGGCATTCAGTACTGGGCTATCAGAAAAGAAGTCATCGGTCTCACCCCTGACAAATACATCTACACGCTGCCCGTTGGGGCTAATGACGTACTCAACGCGTTGTATCGCACTATGAATCGCCCTACGGGTAGTTATAGCACTTCGGCCGGAGGCACGGTATACTACGTGGCTGATGATGACGTCGACACCTACTGTCAGCAGACGAGCGCGAATGGTAATATTACGGTCGATTTTGGCACAGACAACCCGGTTTATGCGGGATCTATTGGTGTGCTACCCTATGTTTCTGGTGGTGGAAGTGCAACATGGACTTTCACCCTTCAGTATTCCACAGACGGCGTCACTTATAACACGTTGGAAGACGTCGGAACGGTAGCTGTGACTGACAACCAATGGTTGTGGTATGACATTGACCCCGGTCAGACGGTTCGTTTTTACCGCATTCAGGCCTCAGGGGGTACAACTTTGGCGTTGCGTGAGTGGTACGTGGGTAACAACAGTCGCGAAATCACGATGTCGCGTCTGAATCGTGATGATTACACTAATTTACCTAACAAGAACTTCACCGCCAATCAACCTTATCAGTTCTGGTTCAACCGAACCATTCCGCAACCTGAAATCTACCTCTGGCCGACGCCTTCAGACCCTTTTGTGCAGATGACCGTGTGGTATTCAAAGCAGGTCATGGACGTGGGCGATTTGACCGATGAGCTGCAGATCCCGCAGCGTTGGTACCTCGCCACATTGGCTATGCTTAGCCATCAGTTGTCGCTCGAACTACCCGCAGTCCCCCTCGACCGCGTTCAGTATCTTGAAACGCAAGCCGAAAAGTATTTAAATCTAGCCGAGCAAGAAGAACGCGACCGTTCTCCTATTTACTTCGCGCCGAATATTTCGGTATACACCGCGTAACATGTCTATTTTCTTAGACACCACTGGGTATGCTTCGCTGGCGATTGCGATCTGTGATCGTTGCCGGATGAAGCGCCCTTATTCGGTGTTGATGAATGACCCGAACTTTGCAGGTCTGAGAGTTTGCAACGAAGGTTGTGCGGATCAAAAAGACCCTTACCGGCTTCCGGCGCGACAGACCGAGCGAATCAACTTGCGTTTTCCTCGACCTGATGTTTCAGTGGCTGCGATTCAAAATAATTTGGTGCTGAACGATCAACAGAGTATAATTCTATCAACAGAAGGCAACACCAATCTCATTGAGAATGATGGAAACCTTGACGGAATAGCGATCTCACCATAATGGCTAATCAGACGATCACCCAGCTTCCGACCGCTCAGCCGTTGACTGGCACTGAGCTTGTACCCATTGTTCAGAATGGGGGTACGGTCAAAACGACCACGGGTGCCATATCAGCCATTTCAGGCGGTGGCGGCGGCAGTGGCGTATCGGGCTATTCAGGATTCTCTGGCTTTTCTGGGTTCTCGGGCGATAACCCCGGCTCAAGCGGTTATTCGGGCCTTAGCGGCTATTCAGGACTATCAGGCTACAGCGGCCTTTCAGGATACTCAGGCTCGGGCATATCGGGCTTTTCTGGCTTCTCAGGCCTTGGTCTATCAGGCTACTCAGGGCAAAGCGGCTTTTCAGGCCTTTCAGGGTTCTCTGGACTCTCAGGATTCTCTGGCCTTTCAGGTTACTCAGGGTCTGGTGTCTCAGGCTACTCAGGTTCTGGTATTTCTGGTTATTCGGGATTCTCAGGTCTTGGTTTATCAGGCTATTCAGGACTCTCCGGGTTTTCTGGCGGCTCAGGATTTTCCGGCCTTTCTGGATTCTCTGGTCTCTCAGGTTTTTCTGGCGCCGGCTCTGCGATTACCGTCTCTGATGAAGGTATCCCGCTCACAACCAACGTCCAGTCATTTGATTTTGTAGGTGCTGGAGTAACGGCCACAGCAATAGGTAACGCGGTAACGGTAACTATTTCTGGCGGCGGTGGTGGCGGAACTTCCGGATACTCAGGCTTCTCGGGTATCAGCGGTTTTTCTGGCATCAGTGGTTTCTCAGGTATCAGCGGATTCTCCGGAATCAGTGGGTTCTCTGGAGCCAGTGGCTTTTCTGGAATCAGTGGATTTTCTGGAATCAGCGGCTTTTCGGGCATCGGCACCTCAGGCTTCTCAGGATTTTCTGGCGCATCAGGCTTCTCAGGGATTTCTGGATTCTCAGGACTTAGTGGATTCTCTGGACTCAGCGGGTTTTCAGGCCTGAGTGGATTCTCAGGCGTATCAGGATTCTCAGGCATTTCAGGATTCTCTGGTGCTGGTACATCAGGCTTTAGCGGAACCTCGGGGTTTAGTGGATTCTCAGGATTAAGCGGCTTCTCAGGACTTAGTGGGTTTTCAGGACTAAGCGGATTTTCTGGACTCAGTGGATTCTCTGGCCTTAGTGGTTTCTCAGGAATTTCCGGATTCTCTGGAATATCCGGGTTTTCTGGCGCTGGAACGTCTGGATTCTCTGGCTATTCAGGCTCGGGCGTATCGGGCTTCTCAGGTGTTTCTGGCTTCTCAGGGGTATCGGGATACTCAGGTGCTGGAACTAATATCTCGGTATCAGACGAAGGGTCTCTCTTAACGTCTGGCGTTACGAGCTTTGATTTTGTTGGTTCGGGTGTAACGGCATCAGCCGTTGGAACTGCCGTTACTGTGACGATCAGCGGAGGCGGTGGCGGCGGTGGTGGATCTGGTTACGCCACTTACACCTACACAGGCGACGGCACAACGACGACGTTTGCCGGTGCCTCTGGCATGACGGTAAACAATGTTCTCGTCATTGAGAACGGCGTTACGCAAGTACCGACGACTGACTACACGATCTCTGGTACAAACGTTGTCTTTACGACTGCGCCAGCAAGTGGTGTGGCGATTCAGATCCGTGTGCTTGGCGGCGGTGGCGGCACTGGCGTTATTGCTGAAAACCAGCAGACCATTTCTAGCAACTACACCGTAACGTCGGCTTATAACGGCTCAAGCGTCGGCCCTGTAACGATCAACACAGGAGTTGCTGTAACGGTTGGAACCGATCAGCGTTGGTTAATTTTTGGTTAAGGATTTGACATGAGCAATCTTAAAGTTCAGGGTAATGCTTCTGGCGCTGGCACAACCACGCTACAAAGCGCCAACACGTCGGTGTCAGCGACCCTTACGCTACCTGATTCAACGTCAGCAGACACGCTTGGCTACCTAAACGCGCCGATCAATGAGCAGTCTGCCGCTTATACGGCGGTTGCTGCCGATGCCGGTAAGGTTATCTTCCACCCCTCGACAGACGCCAACGCAAGGACGTTCACAATCCCTGCTAATGCTTCGGTGGCTTATGCGACGGGTACGGTGTTGACCTTCATTAACATGACTTCGCAGGTTGTCACGATTGCGATTACGAGCGATACGCTTTACCAAGCAGGAACGGGATCTACGGGATCACGGAGTCTTGCTCAGTATGGTATTGCCACGGCGGTCAAGATGACTTCCACGACTTGGCTGATTTCCGGCAACGGTTTGACCTAAAGGAAGCGCCATGACTGGCATTCTTAATTTGATTATTGGATCGCTGGGGCAGCGGTACACCATCATCCAAACCTTCACAGCGACACAAGACTGGACTTGCCCTGCTGGGGTGACACAGGTTGATTATTTAATTGTTGCAGGCGGTGGAGGCGGAGGCGGTGGAAATGCTGGATATTCAGCCGGAGGTGGAGGAGCTGGTGGATTTAGAACTGGAACAGGTTTGACTGTTACGCCAACACAAACATATACCATTACTGTTGGAGCAAGTGGAACTGGCGGTTCAGGGGCGGCTCCTGGTAACGACGGTGGTTCTGGCGGCCATTCTTATATTCAAGGTACTGGCATAACGGCCAGTCCTGCCGCGCCTGGAAACCCTTATGCAAATGCCATCACATCATTTGGTGGAGGCGGTGGTGGATTAGGGTCTTCTACCAATGCAAACGCAGGTTTGAATGGCGGTTCTGGAGGAGGAGGAGGAACTAGATCTAATGGATCTGGCGGGGCCGGAGGAACTGGTAATACACCGTCCGCGTCTTCAGACGGCGGAAACGGAGCGCCTTCTAACCCACAACAAGGAAGAAGCGGCGGCGCAGGAAATAATAATCCTTCAGCTATTGATTCTTACTTAAATGCTGGTGGGGGTGGTGGTTCTAATGCGTCAACAGGAACGGGGGTTTCTGGTTCTAATACATTAGGCGGAAACGGAGGAGCGGGAACCGCAACAACTATTTCGGGAACTTCTGTTACTTATGCAGGCGGTGGTGGCGGCGGTTCTTATAACCAAACTGCTGGAAGTGGTGGGTCTGGTGGTGGCGGCGCAGGCGGCTTGTCTAATGCTAACGGTACAGCAGGAGGGATAAATACTGGTGGTGGCGGCGGTGGTGGTAATGGTACTTCATTTTCAGGCGGCGCTGGCGGCTCCGGCATTGTCATCCTGAAATATCAAGCACCATCACAGAGTGTTTTCGTATTCAAGGGTTCGGGTAAGTTTACTGTCCCCACGGGCGTGACCAGCATTGATTACTTAGTGGTTGCGGGTGGCGGTGGTGGTGGAACAGTTGCAGTAAGTGGCGATTCTTACGGAGGTGGCGGTGGAGGTGGCGGCGGTGTTGTCACAGGGAGCGTTTCAGTAACCGCAGGAACTGATTACACCATCACTGTTGGCGCAGGAGGCCCGTCAGCGACTCAGGGTCCAAATTCTTCAATAACTTACGGTCCGGGAACCAACTTAGTAACAGCCGCTGTTGGAGGCGGTTACGGCGGAAATGGTAATGTCAATCTTAGTACATCTACCGCTGGCGGCAATGGAGGCTCTGGGGGTGGTGGAAGCGGCAGCAAAGCCGGAGGAAGTGGCACTTCTGGTCAAGGAAATACAGGCGGCACAGGGAACGGAGCAGGGGCTGGTGGTGGCGGTGCAAAAGATACTTCTCCTATTGGAACCGGTGGTAATAGTACGGGTACTAATGGCGGCGCAGGTGGCGCAGGATTAACTGTAAGTGCTTCTTTGGGGGGAGGCACCTATGCAGGAGGCGGGGGCGGTGGAGCCTATACAGGAACTCCCGGTTCTGGAGGTTCTGGCGGCGGCGCTACTCCGGGTTCATCAAGAGGAAACGGAGCGTCAGCTTCTGGCAATACAGGTGGTGGGGGTGGCGGCGCTGTTGGTAGCACAACTGGGTCAACATATACAGGCGGCGCAGGCGGCTCCGGCATCGTCATCATCAAAATAAATCAATAAGAGGGCAAATGGAAAACACAAAAGTCTACCGCTTCCTAGGCATTGATACGGCGATGCACATGCTTCGCCCCGGTGCTAAGTGGGAAATATCAAACAACGTCTTTACCCGCTGGGATGATCCACGCCCCTGTCCGAGTATGGATGAGGTTTACTGGGTGATGGACAAGATCAAAGAGTTTGAAGAGTCAATCCCTACGATGTGGCTTCCTGAGCAGTTAGAGGAAATGGGCATCAAGATGAAAGAGATTGAAGATGCAATTGCATAACCTATTCCCCACAGCGGTAGGTTTTGCCGATCTCGGTCGCCCGTTAAGCGATGAGGAGTTGTTCTTCATCCGTGAGCTTGAGACTCGGCCTAACACGGGCAATACGACCTCCACGGATAACTTCGTGCTTCGTAATCCGGCCATGACAAGCCTGCGATCATTCATTGAGGACAGCGTGGCTGAATACTTCAAAGCCACAGTCAACCCCAAGCACAACGTCAGCCTACGCATCACACAAAGCTGGTGCAATTACTCTGAGCAGGGTCAGTATCACCACAAACATGCCCATCCCA